GTCTTTTTGGTCCCGTTGCATAACTTTGTAACCGATAGACAATTCAGCATTCAATCCTGAAGTATGCATCAATTTAATATCTTCGAACATATCTTTACCTAAAGACTTGTTGAGGTTAAACTGTGAAGTTGTAAGCAAACCATAACTATCCTTTGTATTAATAGTTAATGGAACTCCAATCATCATAGTTGGATTATGATCCTTTAAAACACGAATCCGTTTAAAATTCTCGGTTACTGTTTTGTCAAATGAACCTGGGGCGGAAATATCACCGTCAGAATCTTTGAAGTTGTAAGTATTGGCATAAGCCGTTACAATTCCCTTAGTTTCGTCTAATTCTTTGAGGTCGTATGATAATTGTTTAAATTCCATAATACAAATATATTACTTATTTTTAATTAGTCTAAATAAATTTAATTTATTTTTCGTATTGGTAATCCGTCCGCATCTTCTTTAACTGTAAATACCACTTTACATCGACAATTTATAGTATTTCCAGCTTTTCCTTTTGGGTCGCCAGGATATTCAATCTCTTCGCCACCGACAAAAAACATTCCATATTCTGAAACTACTTGACCGTTCATGTCTAAATGGTCAAACTTTGACTTTGGAGGGCGACGTGTTCTATTGTCTTGTACTGAAATCCAAGTTTTCTCTAAAACATAATCTGAACTATGTGCGGCCAAAACAGTTGCTAAATTAGTAGCGGTTGTTGTTTCAGTTCTTGCAATTCGTAATGCTTGGTCCTTGAATAATCCAAACTTTGACTGTAAATTTCGTGTTATTTCGGCCACTGATATATTATTATCGTAACCGTCTGAAATAACTTTTATAATACTTTCAATCAATGTAGAATGAACTGAAACAATTCGATAACCTGCATTTGAATTAAGCCATAAATCTAAAATACTTGCAAAATCAATATCTGATTTTATACTCTTTTTTATTCTTTTGAATTGTGGCAATCCTAAAGTAACATATATTTCTTTATACATTTCTTTTATTTGTGCTTCTGTTACGTTTGCATAAATTAAAGATTGGTATGTTAATTTAGCCATATTATTGAAAGGAATATTATTAATTATCTTAATAAAATTACGTCTTACAATTCTATAAGCCTGTACTTCTTGCCTATACCGTAGCTTGTCCATTATCTAACATGGTGTTAAGTGATGGGTCATTTATATTTACAATGCCGTTTGGAATATAAATTTCATTCATCATTTCGTCATCAATCTCTTCATAGTTGAACACTTCCCGTCTTTCATTCAATGTTAAAGGAACTGAATTAACCCATTTAGACATTGTTTCCATATCTGTTTGCATTTCAGGAAGTTCCGATATATCCCACTCAATAACCGCATCTTCATAACCTTTGAATTTACGTATAAATTCTAAGTTAAGATATTCGGCTAACAAATCTAAATCCGGTTTAATATTATCGGTTACTACACGTTTACGGGCTTCATTCATGGTATCAACTCCAAATCCTGACCCGTTCTTTTCTTCGTTTAATAGATCCACATTCCAATTCAAACAGTTTGCAAGTGTACGTCTATCATAACTCAAATAATCAAAAGGCTTAAGTTCATCAGTTGTGAGTGAAATTCTAGTAAATCCTAACTTAGCAGAAGCTCCAGCAATATTTGACAATCTAGTAGTATCATTGTCCATTTCAATTAAACGATCTTTTAATGATTGGCCTTGTTCAGCATTCAAAGGTGTTGCGCCGTCACCAGAGTGGATGAATCCATAAACGCCACTGTTTAACATAGTTTTTGCATTATTATCAATAGCATTATTTGAACTGTTGATATTTCGTATTGCTGCCATTAGCTCAGAATAACCGTAAAGGTGTGATCCTGAATTATCATAAAATGGGTTAGGTCTTTTGATATGTATTATATTTTCAGCAGGAAATTTAACAAATTGATTACCTTGTTCCATTATAAAATAATCAATAGGATTTTCAATGCTAATTAAGTTGGCATTTTTCTTTAAAACAATCTGCATCCAATGAGATGGCAAAATATAAAGCTGTACCGGCTTACCGGCATTCATTCCGTCTGATACTGTTTGTTTATATAAATAAACATTTCCACAAACTTTTAAATATAGTTTATATAAGAAAAATATATCATTCCATGATTGGTTGATATTTGGACGTTCCAACGGCATAGGTAGTTCAGTGTCCGTTTCGTATGCTTTCTTTTTGAGTTTGTTTATTACTAACTTTTGTTGAAATGTGGGATTATTAGGGAATGATTTTAATTTCTTTAGCGCTTCTTTGTCGTCAACTTTCTTAACGCAAAATGGAACGCTTGTCGTCTTTGAGCATTGTTGATTTACAATTGCATTAACATCAGGATTATTTCCATAACCTTGCGTAATTAACACTTCTAAAGTACGGTTATATGTTGAGGTTAGGCCACCAACTAGTTTATAAATACTTTCGTTAAATAGGTTTTTATTTTGATTTGTGAGCACATCCCACGCTAAAGCTATACGATTTTTTGCCATTATAAAAGAATTTTATTCAAAGATATATAAATTTTTATTAAAATGTGAAAAATTCTTTAACAAGTCCTATGCTTTCCATTTCATGATATCTAACTGCATCCATAGCATGATTGTATTTATCAATAGGTTTATTTAAAGCATCGCCTGTTTTTTTATCTTTTGCCCAAGTGTATTTTTGAAATTCATCTATTAGGTTAATTGATTTTGAAGTAACTAAATAATTTTCCTTTTGCATTATTTGAATTCCATAATTAATACTATCAGCCCCTTTTGTAACTGGTAAAGCATTAACTTTAAACTTCTTTAATTCATCAATACTTTTAGGCTCCGCACTATCACAATAACAAGGCAATCTAGTATCTATTTTTGTTGATATTGATTCATTGCTTAACCCTCTTGAATAACATATTTCATTTAAAATTCTTTTGTCATTCCATTTATAAATCTCTATTATTGCAGTTGGATCGTTTGAGTATCCGAAATCTAATCCATAACCCAATAATCTTGCACCTTCAGGAATAGTTGTTATTTCGCTCCAATTAGAAAATACAACACCATCCAAAGATCCTATCATTCCAAGTCCATAAACTTTCCATTTATTTGACCAATATTTATTTTTAATATTTTCATCTTTAAAAAGTAATTCAAATGGTAAATCAGGATTATAAAATCCTTTTATTTTATAATCCAATATAGAATCTACTTCGCTTTGTGGTAAATATTCATTATCCTCAAAAGTGAGAGTAATTAAATTATTTTCATTTATATAGTCATCACCCCAAAATAAACAATCTGGGTTGTAATCAATTATGGTTAACTTTGAACGTGATATAAATTGTACTGCCGTATCAATTTCTAATTTATCAGCTTCATTTATATATAAAATATCCCTTCTAAAGCCTTTTCCAACATCGTTTGTATCAGCTCCTAAAAAATCCAAATAAGAACCGTTAAAATAATCGTGTTTACTTTCAGATTTATTAAAATCAGTTTCATTTTTTAAAACTCCCCAATCTTTACAAATCTTTTTATAATCTCTAATAACGGTACGTTTCATTTTAGATAGTTCAGATGATAAAACAGATACTTCTTTTTCTGAACTTATAAGGGATTGAATTATTAACTCTAAAATTGAAATTGTTTTTGATGCTCCTTGACCTCCACGAATTACAAAAACCGTTTCTTTTGGATTTGATTGTATTAAATCTAAAACTTTGAAATAAGCCTTTGAAAATAAGTATTTATTATCTGTTTCCAATATCCGGCATATTTGGAATGTTAAGACTGCCTTTTATTTCAGTTTCTTGCTTTTCAACTAATCCGTTTAACCGTTGGGTAATGCTTGGATTGTATATTCCAGCCATACCCCCCTCAATTTGGTCATTTCTAACCGCTTTTCTTATACGTGTACAGATAGTTGAATAATCTGAATATCTATTATCAGAATTAGCAAAATAATTGCTTAAATCGTTTATAATTCCGTTATCATAGCACCAACATTCAAAACCATCAACCGATAACGGTCTTTCTTTTTCTCTAAATACAGTTTCAGCATCTTTGCCTACCCAATCTTTTACAATAATAGGATTATCTTTGGTTTCTTTTTTATAAGCCAAAAACAATTCCCACATTTTATCAGGGGTTTCTATATTCTTTGTTCCGTAAGGTCTTGCCATAACAACAAAATTACAAATTAATTATTGAATATTCAACATTTATTTTTAGTCCATCATCAAAAGCTAGTTCCTTCAATCTGGAATGAGGTATTTTTCTTTGCCCTGAGCACCATCCATTAAGGTTTGAGTATTCGAGATTATGCCTTTTAGCGTAGTCTTTACGACTAAGCCCCGATAGTTGTATCAGGGCTTTTAGTGCTTCGGTTGTGTTATTCATATTTGTTTACAATTTTGCAATTTTCAAATTTTGCAGGATCATTTGCTATTACAGTTTCTAAATAGCTTTTTTCTTCTAATTCAACATCCCAAGATGCAGAATAAAATCTATTTTCGTTAGTATCAAATGATTCGTCAGTTTTTGTGTTCCAGATGTAAAATGTTGCAGTAGTTTTCATAATCTTAAGTTTTAAAGTTTGCCGTGTAAATCACTTCCTTAACTCTTATACAAATATACAATAAGCATATTGATATACAACTATGATATTAAATTTTAACATTTATTTAACATTTGCAATATAACCTAATTTTATAAAATCATTTCTGTTTTCGTAATTTGGGGCCATATCATTCATTTTACTTTCAAAAGTAAGATATTCAATTTTACCTTCAAAATATAATATTTTGGCAATTATATCCTGCTGGTTTTTATCGAGTGATTGTATTCCATGAGTTCGTGGAATGATACTATCCCTTTTCATTATTGATCGTATGATATGAATTTCAACACCACATACTTTGGCAAATTGTGATATTGTTTTCATAACGCTACAGCCTTCCAGTCATAATCAAAGGACTTTTTTAGTTTGACCCATTCTGAATAAGTCATGATAGTTTCGTGTTCTTTTTTTGTTTCTCTATT